TAAGACATACGTCACGTCTCCATTGAGGCTTGATGGGTCAGCATCGTCTGCGACAAGTACGGATAGACGAACGAAATGTTTTTTGCCTCGGCGAAAGTTTGCCTCATCATCGGCCTGCAGCACTGCGGTGCAATAGAAAGTGTTATCCAGCACCGCGCTGTCGATGAGATCGGCCTGCGCAATACTGCCGCGATACATACGCCCAGCCCACGCACTGACTGGCGCCGCGTTGGGGTCAGCACGGAAACTCGCAACCCACAGGTACTGCGCGTCAGACAAAGATCCCGCAACCGCTTTAAGCAGTTCACTGTTAAGCATGACGACCCCCGGTTACCGAATGTTCGAGAGGTCGTGCAGGGAAACTTTGAGTTTGTTGAGTTTTGCGTGGTGGATGATCGACTGCCAGTGCCGCTGCGGGATGGCGCCACCGCTACCGCGTTTGTCTGCGGGCAGGCTCCATCGCAGCACCGCGCTGGGACTTATTCCGAGGATTCGCGCCAGGGGGCGAAAGCCGCCAAATTTCATCGCTATGGAGTAGGCGGGATCTAGGTTTTTATTATCGGTCATACGAACTCAACTTCCGGTGTTGCCAAATGCGCGACCACCATGCACTATCCGTTATGCAAATGTCAACGCTGGAAAACCAGGCCGTCGAGTCTGCCTCGTCCATTCTGTGGACACGCCCCCAATAAGGGGGCGTTTTCTGTCGCATGGGTGTTGCGCTTTTCTGTACATGCCGCTAGTGTCGCTGCACACCAAACCAGTTCCCCACCACGGAGCCAACGATGAAAACGACGAACGAACTAGCAGCCTTGTGGCTGCAATACAAGAAAGAAGAAAACGACGCCGCCAGCAAACGCCTTGAGGTCGAGCGGATGTTGCTCGAGCAAATTCCCAGCAAAGAGGAAGGCTCGATGACGACGCAGTTGCCGAATGGCTGGCGCGTGAAGACGCAGGGCAGGTTTACCTACAAAGCCGACATTGATGACCTTCTGCGTCGTACCGCGGCGTGGCCCGAGAAGCCGGTGAAGACGAAGGTGGAGGCGGATGAATCGCTGCTGCGGGCCATCCGTCTCGACCGGCCGGACTTGTGGCGACAGATTGCACCGGCCATCACCATGAAGCCGGCGAAGACCTACATCACCATCGAGGAAAACAACAATGGCATTTGATCTTAAATCCATCCGACGCAACGAGGCGTTGGCGGCACCACGCGTGATGATTTATGGCGTGGAAGGCATCGGCAAGTCGACGTTTGCCGCGGGTTCACCGGACCCGATTTTCATTCTGACCGAGGACGGCCTTGGTTCCCTGGCAGTGGATCACTTCCCGCTGGCCAAGGAGTTCAAGGACGTCGTCAACGCCATCGGCACGTTGGTCGAGTCTGACCACAAGTACCGCTCTGTCGCGTTGGACTCGCTCGACTGGCTCGAGACGCTGATCTGGCGTGACATCGAAAGCAAGTATGAAGCCAAGGAACTCGCATACGGAAAGGGGGCTGTCATTGCAGCCGACAAGTGGCGCGAGATTCTGGATGGCTTTAACGCGTTGCGTAATGACAAGGGCATGTCGGTCATTCTCATTGCGCATACCACGATCAAGCGTTTCGATTCGCCCGAAGTGGAACCGTTCGACCGGTATCAGCCGAAGTTGCAGGAGCGAAGCAACGCGCTGATTCGCGAGTGGTGCGATGCTGTGTTCTTCGCCAACTACAAGGTCATCGTGAAGAAGGACGACGTCGGCTTCAACAAGACCAACAACCGCGGCATCAGCACTGGCGAGAGGCTGCTGCACACGACCGAACGTCCAGCTTACATGGCCAAGAACAGATACAACCTTCCTGAGACGATTCCGTTGTCGTGGGAAGCCTTCGTCGATGCAATCAAGTAAACCCTAGGAGTAATAATAATGCCTCAGTTTAATTTTGACCCCACCGGAATTGCGCCAGCGCAGAAGAGTTACGAGCCTCTCGAGCGTGGCATGTATCAGTGCATCATCGTCGACTCGGCGCTGAAGCGAACACAGGCCGGCACGGGCGAGTACATCGAGTTGGTGCTGCAGGTGACCGACGGCGTGAATTCCGGTCGTCGCCTGTGGGAACGACTCAACGTCAGCAACCCGAACAAGACGGCCGAGGACATTGCCCGCAGCCGCCTGGCCGAGTTGTGTGCCGCGGTGGGTGTGCAGAAGTTGTCCGATACCGAGCAGCTGCACGACATCCCGTTCCTTGTGCAGGTTGACATCGACCGTAAAGACCCGAGCCGCAATCGCCTTATGGGCTACATGGCGGCGAAGGTGTCGGCCCCAGCGCCGGCTCAGGCAGCGGCAGCCCCGCGTCGGGCCTGGAGCAAGTAATGGCCGAGTTGCCTGTATCGCAGCACACGACTGCGCAGAAGGTGGTGGAACATTGGGCCAGCAAGCCGCAAGAGTTCCGTGAGCATCTTGGCGCATCGTTGATTGGTCACGAGTGTGACCGATACCTGTGGCTGACGTTTCGCTGGGCTGCGAAGACGCAGTTCAACGGGCGGATGCTCAGGTTGTTCGATACGGGCAAGCGTGAAGAGGCGAGGATCTACGAAGAGCTGCGCGGCATTGGCATCGTTCTGCATACCGATGAAGACGGTAAGCAGATCGACTGTCGCGACGCTTCGGGCCACTTCGGGGGTTCGGTCGACGGTGTTGGCCGTAACTTCCCCGAGGCGCCGAAGACGTGGGCGGTGCTGGAATGCAAGACCCACAACAGCAAGTCGTTCAAGGATCTGAAGGACAAAGGCGTCAAGGTCAGCAAGCCGCGGCACTACGCGCAGATGCAGGTCTACATGGGACTGCTCAATCTCGAGCGGGCGATGTATTACGCCGTGTGCAAGGAGACCGACGAGGTGTATACCGAGTGGGTCCACTTCGACAAGGATCGGTTTGATCAGTTGTCTGAGCGGGCAACGAAGATTATCGAAGCGACGGAGCCTCCGCAGAAACTGTCGGAAGATCCAGCGCATTGGCAGTGCAAGAACTGCGACATGTACCGCGTCTGCCACGAGCAGAGGGTGGCTGAGGCCAACTGCCGTACCTGTTGTCATGCCTCACCTGTTGAGACTGGCGCGTGGCACTGTGGTTCGCACAACAAGCGCATCACGGGTACAGAGCAACGAGCCGGCTGTGACCGGCACATCTTCATCCCGGCGCTGGTGCCGTTTGGCGAGGCGATTGACGGTGGCGAGGGGTACGTCGAGTACCGGCATCGCGACACGGGCAAGACGTTTCGCAACGGGCCAGGGCATTACAGCAGCAAAGAGCTTTCGGCTTCTGTCGCAGGGACCGTGACAGAGCCAACCGTCGAGGCCATGCGTGCGATGTTCGGCGCAAAGGTCACGGAATCTCAACAAGCCCCTCGCGCAGGGAGGCGCGGGAGGGTGGATCTGTCGAAGTTGCCGCCGGTGGAAGGTGATTTCAACGACGACTTGGATTCGATCAATTGGACAGGGGAGCCGAAGAAATGAACCTGAGCGTGTGCCAACGCTGCGGTGAAGTGTACGAGAAGGATCACCATTGCCGCGTGACCGTGCGTGAGTTTGACCTCGTCGAACGTCCTGCCCACTACCAAGGCGACATCGAGTGCATCGACGCCATCAAGGCGCAGCTCACGCAAGAACAGTGGGTCGGGTACCTGCGAGGCCAAGTGGCAAAGTACAACTGGAGGTGGGGGAAGAAGGGCGAGGCGGAGCATGACGCGAAGAAGTTGCTCTGGTACGCCAAGATGCTGGCCGGGACAGACCCGAGGAAGGCATGAAGCGTTTCCTGTCGCTTGGGGCTGGCGTCCAGTCCTCAACCCTTGCGCTGATGATTGCCCACGGCGAATTGGAGCCTGTGGATGCCGCCATCTTTGCCGACACCCAATGGGAACCGCGCAAGGTCTACGACTGGCTGGACTGGCTTGAGGCAGAGATTCAGCGTTGCCCGAATCCGTTCCCCGTGCATCGGGTAACGAAAGGAAGTTTGCGACAGGACACAATTAACAGAAAGGATGGCGGCAGGGTTGCGGCGGTACCGTGGCATGTAAAAATGCCAAACGGCGATCGTGCTATGGCGATGCGGCAATGTACCGTTGAGTACAAGGTTTCGCCAATTACAAAAAAGGCCAGAGAGTTGATTGGTCTTGTTCCTCGCCAACGAGCCAAAGGCGTGTTGTGCGAAATGCTTATTGGCATCAGCACCGACGAGGCGATGCGGATGAAACCGGCGCAAGAGGCGTGGAAAAAGCATCGGTGGCCGTTGATTGAAAAGAGCATGAGCCGAAGCGATTGCCTGGCTTGGATGCAAAGAAGGGGCTACCCGCTCCCGCCGAAGTCGAGTTGTATCGGCTGTCCGTACCACAACGACCACGAATGGCGGGCAATCAAGGCTGACCCGGAGTCATGGGCCGATGCGTTGGAGGTGGATAAGGCTATCCGGCATCAGCCCAAGATTCTTGGTCAACAGTTTATGCACCGTTCCTGCGTACCGCTAGATGAGGTTGACCTGTCCACCGCAGCCGACCACGGGCAGGTGGATATGTTCAACAACGAGTGCGAAGGGATGTGCGGCGTATGAGCGGTCGAATGTCACGCAACAAAGGCGCCGCGGCAGAGCGGGAATTCACTGCCGTGCTGTCCGAGCATCTT